TGTAGAGCAGTTTGCCACGCGGGCTACGTTCCATATGAAGATTACATTTTTTCATCAAAGTGGTTAGAAGGGGCGTGTTTGGGATATCTGAAAAAGAAAAGATTGGTGGCAACCAACAAACCAAAAGATAGGAAGGAAAGAATGCAAGCTCTTAGAGATAACAACGAAGAAAAGTTTATTGGAGCATATGTAAAAGAACCCATCGTTGGTAAGTATGATTGGATATATGATTTGGATTTAACATCACTATATCCATCAATCATTATGACATTAAACATTTCACCAGAAACAAAGATTGGTAAAGTTCAGAATTGGGATGCTGAAGAATGGATTAGAGGAGAAGATAAGGTTTATAAATTAGTTGGTAAAGAGGGTAGTACATACGAATACAATAGAACTGAATTATCAGAAGTAATTAAAGATAGTAATTTAGGAATAGCAGCAAATGGAGTATTATATAATCAGGATAAGCCTGGTCTTATTGCTGATATCCTAAATGATTGGTTTCAAAAAAGAGTTGAATTCCGAAAGTTAGAAAAAAAATACGGAGAAGAAAAAGATACAGAAAAATACGAATTTTATGCAAAGAGACAATTGGTTCAGAAGATTCTTCTTAACTCTATGTATGGTGTTCTTGGTCTGCCTGCCTTTAGGTTTTATGATATTGATAATGCAGAAGCGGTTACAATCACCGGCCAAACTGTTATCAAAAAGACAGCAGAAATGGCAAACATCAAATACTGGAAAGAACTCGGAACAAGAGACGACTACAATGTTTATATAGATACTGATTCTATCTATATGATGGCTGAACCATTGGTGAAGCATCGTTATCCAAACTACAAAGAATTTGACCAGAATAGAATGGCTGAAGAAGTTAATACTATTGCTGAAGAAACTCAATCATTCCTAAATAAGTTTTATGATTTATTAGCAGAAAGGTTTTTCTTTATTCCAAAAGATAAGCATCGTTTTGAGATTAAGAAAGAGTATATCAGCAAGGCTGGATTTTGGGTAGCAAAGAAAAGATACGCACAATGGATGATTTTGAAAAATGGTATCCCCTGTGATAAGTTAGATGTTAAGGGATTAGATGTTGTTCGTTCTTCATTCCCCAAAGCATTTCAGGACTTTATGGCTAAGTTATTAAAAGATATTCTAATGAGTAAATCTAATTCAGAAATAGATGAATCATTATTGAACTTCAAAAAATCAATGGCTATTTTACCTGTAAATAAAATCGCTAAAGGTGGGGCAATAAAAGAATTGAGTAAATATGATAATGGTAGTTGGGTTAAAGGTAAATCAATTGCAGATTTTGAAAAAGGAACACCTGCACACGTCAAAGCCGGAATAGCATATAACCGATTACTAAAATTCTTTAACTGTCCATATAAACACGAACCAATCAGAGATGGTGATAAAGTAAAGTGGGTATATCTAAAAACAAACCCATTAGGATTAGAAGGATTAGCATTCAAAGATTACAATGACCCTAAACAGGTTATGGATTTTGTAGAGCAATATATAGATAGAGATGAGATTTACAAAGCAGAATTAGAGAACAAAATTGATGATTTCTACAAAGCTTTAAAGTGGGAAAAAGCTAGTACGGAAGCTCAAACTGCTAAAAAGTTTTTTTCCTTTTAATTTGGAACATTCAAAATATTTCCTTATATTTGTAATTATAAAATAAAATTTAAAAACTAGATTATGAACAAAAACAATTTAACACGATTCATTCAAAAGTATTCATTGGGTGGAGTTATTGAATCAGTAGCTTGGAACGCAGAAGGTAACAAACTTTCAGTACGTTTTATTTCTGATGACAAGACAATGCTTGGTGAAGTGGATTTTAATGGCTTTACATCAAAACCATTCAACATTGGTATTTATACCACATCATTATTGAAAAACCTTATTGGTATTTTGGATAATGATATTAATCTTAATGTAGATACAGTAGGTGATAAAGCAACTGTATTGAAATTAAATTCAGAAGAAACTGAAACATCTTACCAATTAGCAGATTTAGGTGTAATTCCTGCGGTACCTGATTTGAAACAATTACCAGAATTCGGTATTTCAATCGAAATGGCATCCACTATGATTGATAAATTTATCAAAGCAAAAGGTGCATTATCCGATATTGATACTTTCACTGTATTTACTGAAGGTGGTGATTTGAAAATGGCTATTGGTTATTCAACAATCTCTACAAATAGAGTAACATTCACTTGTGAAAAAGGATTCGCTGGTGAAGTTAAACCCATTTCATTCTCCGCTAAGTATCTAAAAGAAATTTTAACGGCTAATAAAGAAGCAACATCCGCTAAACTCAAAGTATCAGCTGATGGATTAGCTCACGTTGAATTCATTATTGATGAGTTCGTTTGTAAATATTATTTAGTAGAAATTCAAAATTAATGAAAATGGCTAAGAAAAAAGAAATGGAACAATTAGAATTATTTCCACCAGAGCAAGGTAGTGTTGAACCCCAACAACCAAAAGTTATTCAGGACGCAGAATGGTGTTTTCAATTTTTTAACAATGAACCAGTAGTATTCGCTTGGAATAATGAAAACTCAGAAGCTTCTCCATTGGTATTGCAAATTCAACCAAACGAAAGCGATAGATTAACATTTAGACAAAATGGTATGGAATTTAGTATATTCCCAAGACCAATTAGCGAAGAATCAAAAAAACAAAGAGAATTAGAAAGTAAAAACTAAACTATGAGTTTCGATAATTTAATAGAAAATGTGACTCAATGGGCACATGATAAAGGGATTTTAGTTCCGGATAATGCACCTAAACAAATGTTAAAGGTGTTAGAAGAAGTGGGTGAAACTGCAGGTGCTTTATTGAAATCTAAAGATGAAGAAATAAAAGATGGTATCGGTGATTCGTTTGTAACTCTGATTATTTTATCAAAGCAATTAGGTTTGGAGCCAGTTGAATGTTTAGAAGCAGCTTGGAATGAAATCAGAGATAGAAAAGGTAAAACAGAAAACGGAGTTTTTATAAAAAATTAATTATGAGTTTTTTCGCAAACGATATAAACAAAAGAGAGCATAGTTTATGGGTAGAGAAATACCGCCCACAAACGCTTGCTGATTATGTTGGTAATGAAACTATCAAAGAAACTATTCAGCAATATTTAGAAAATAATGATATTCCACATCTATTGTTGTATGGTAAAGCGGGAACAGGTAAAACTACATTAGCAAAGTTAATCGTAAACACAATCAAATGTGATAGTATGATTATCAACGCATCGGATGAAAACAATGTAGATACTGTAAGAACAAAGGTAAAGAACTTTGCATCTTCGGTAGGTTTTGCAGGATACAAAGTGATTATCCTTGATGAGTTCGATTATATGACTCCAAACGCACAAGCAATTCTAAGAAACTTAATGGAAACATTTAGTAAGCATTGCCGATTCATTTTGACTTGTAATTACATTGAGAAAATTATTGACCCTATTCAAAGCCGTTGCCAAGCATTTGCAATTACACCACCAACTAAAAAAGATGTAGCAGTACAGGTTGTTAAAATTTTAGATGCAGAAAAGATTAAATACGAACCAAAGAATATGGCTGATATTATCAATTCATATTACCCTGATATTCGTAGAATCTTAAACACCTGTCAACTACAATCAGCTAAAGGTGAATTGAAAGTAGACCATACAATTATGGTGGAATCAAACTTTCAAACTAAATTGATTGATTTACTAAAATCATCAGATGATAAACGTAATCTATTTATGAAAATCAGACAGGCGGTAGCAGATAATCGATTAAATGATTATTCGGAAATGTATTCAATGTTGTATGATAAAGTAGATGATTACGCAAGTGACAATAAAGCAAATGTAATCTTAACTATCGCAGATGGATTATCCAAAGATGCTTTAGTAGTAGATAAAGAAATAGTTTTTATGAGTACAATTATTCAAATTTTAAATATTATTAAATAATGGAAAACATGCAATTCCAAGCACCACAACAAATTGATTTAAAAAATACACGCGATATAGCATGTAGACATTGTGGTAACTTGTTATTTATGATGGGGTATAGATTTCGTAAGGCATCTAAATTATTAACCGGCGGTGATAGAGATACCGTAATGCCATTCGAAGTACCTTTATGTACTAATTGTGGTAAACCATTAGATGAATTTTTACCTGATGAATTAAGAAGTACAAAAGAAGAAAATAATGGCGGCTAAAAAGTTATTTGACCATTTAAATGCAATAACTGCAGAGCAAGACCCAAACTACTTCAGTAAACTTTCAGAAGAAGATAAAAAATCGTGGAGCAACTTTATGATTAACCGATTCTTATCTATGAAGCCGGAATGGGTTGAGCTTATTGCATCGTTATTACCATTAACTCAAACCTTAGAACCAAAGGATATGTACAAATTGTATATTAATGTTCTTCCAAAAGGAAAGCAATATCTAAAATATACAAAAGGAAAAGCTGATGAAAAATACGAAGAATTTTTAGTTGAGTTAATTAAGAAAGAATTTACAGTGCCAGAATCACAGGCATTAGAATATATTGATATCTTATACTCTACTAGAGAAGGTAGAGAAAATATTAAATACATTTGTGAAAAGTACGGAATAGAGAAAAAACAAATTACGAAACTAAAATTAAAGATATAATTCTTTGGTTTTTTTAAATAAATTTCGTATATTTGTTATATGGCTAGAGTATCATTTTCACAATATAGTATGTGGAGCAGTTGCCCACAACAATACAAACTAAGTTACATTGATGGATTATCACAATCCACATCCAATATACATTCAGTATTTGGTTCAGCAATGCACGAAACGTTGCAAGAGTATTTAAGTAGATGCCTTCGTATCTCCAAATCACAAGCAGATAAGGGAATGGATACTAAAGCATTTCTTAAAGAAAAAATGAGAGAGATTTATCTCAAAGAATCTAACGAAGGTAAAGAACCAATCTGTACTAAAGAAGAATTGGTAGAGTTTTTAGAAGATGGTAATCTTATATTG